TGCCGCTGATCGTAAGCGTGTTAGTTGACCACCCAAACGTAGTCGCGCCGGTGGCCTGTAGCACCTGCCCAGCCGTGCGGCCGCTGGTGGTGTGCAATGCTCCCGCGATGTCATGCGCTGGAATGTCGGCGGTAACTAATGCGCGAAATGTTGGCACAGCAGCCGCGCCGGTCGTCGGGCCAGCCAGCACGGTGTTGGCCGTTTGCGCTCCAAAGATCGCATAGGGCGATCCGGCGATCGACTCTTGCGGCCAACGCAGATCAATGATGTCCGTGCTGGTGGCGCTCTCGTTGATGCTGGTCTGTCCGTAATAGCAGCGCACGGCGGCCAGCCTAAAGTGCCCGGCGGGTGTGTCTGGCACATTGGCCAAACTCAAGCCCATCAGGCCGGTCACGGCCGTGCCGCGCGTGACGGCCAGAAGCCCGTTGCTGTCCAACGTGATCAAACTATAGCGCTGCTGACCGCTGACCAGCGGGATTTCATCGATCAAACTGATGACCTGCCCGGCGATGTTGAGGTCAACCCCGGCGCGCGGGATGATTCCCGGCTGCACGCCAATATACATGCCGCCCGCCGCGTACACGCGCAGCGGCGTAAAGGCGCGCAGATGCACCAGCATCGGATCGCCGCCAAAGTACCAGTGTTGATTGGCGTGCTTGCCCACGTAGGCGCTGCCATCCCAGCCGCCGGTATTGTCGCCGCTGGCCTGTGACGGCCACGCGCTGATGTCCAGATCGACAATGCCGTAATCCTGCGGGCGATGTGGCAGACGTTGAATAACCACCGGCATGTTGTAGCCTGCCATCAAACCGCGCGCATACAATTGGATGATCTGGCCATTGGCCCCGCCCAGCCGCGCCCAAACGTAGCCCGGCCGCTCGGTGATGTACACCGTGCCGTCTGGATGGCCCAGCACCGCGTTCTGGTACCGCGCCCGATCGGCCTTGGCGTCCAGCGTCTCAGCAAATTGGGTGTGAATCTGTCGTTTGCTAACCATGCTTACACCGCACAATGACCATTGTTCCGCGTTGATTGCTACGCATACACCAGTCCGGCGTTGTGCAGCGTCAGCGAACCGGCCGTCATGATCGGGCTGCCGCCACTCCACATATTGCCGGTGGCCGCCGTCCACGTGGCATCGGCGGCGCTGATGTCCGCGCAGTACCGGATAAATTCATTGCCACTGGTGATGTTGAACGCGGGCGTTTGAAAGTCGCGTTTGCAGCGCACCCACACCCCAAACACGCCGCCGGACAGATCGGCGCAATAGACCTTGCCATATTCCCACGTGGAAGAGCCGGAGCGGTAAAAGTCGCGGCCGTTCAGGCTGTAATACAGCGCCATCACGCCGCCGCCGGCGATGGTGTCGGCCACCACATAGATCGTCGTGCCGAAGGGCGACCCGTTGAAACTGTAAATCGGCGTGCCCGTGATCGCAAAACGGTACAACGTCTGCCACGGTTGATTGCCGGACGTGTTGACCGTGGTGGGCGAGTTATAGGCGATGCTGTTGCCCACCTGCCCGTATTCCAGCCGGTAATGCGGATGCGTCAAGCCTGCTGCGGTCTGCCACCCGCCATAATAATCTGGCACGCCCGCATAACCGTCTCCGCCGGGATAGGTCTGGAAGCCCGCCGCGTGATAGCCGTCGTTGAATTTGATCAACTTACCGATGGCCTTGACGGTGTTGTAATTGGCCCACATCCCCAGCGGATAACTCAGCGTGCCGCCGGGCAGCGTGCGCGTGGCACCCGTTGAGATGGTCTGCCCGTCCTCGTCAGTCTCGGCCACCAGCAGCGGGCCGTTGGGCGCGGCGCTGGGCGACACCAGCGTTCTGCAAAAGGCCACGTAGCCGTTGGGCGCTTCATCAAAGGCGAAGATATTGCCGGTGGTCATGGTGTACACCCCGCCGCCGCCGGGCGCAGTTCCGCCGTAGGTGATGCACTTTGTCCAGGTGGGCGAGCCTGCCTTGGGGTTGCTGCACTTCCAGCACTCCACCCGCTGCGGCGAGGCCGTGTTGTAGCCCACCACATACAACGTGGCCCCGTCGGCGCGGATGCAGCCGCCGGCAATGGTGGCCAGATCGGCGGGCAGCGCGGCCACGGTCTGCCACGTGGGATTGCCCAAACTGCTGAAAAAATCGGTGCTATAAATGATGGCCGCGGCGGGCGTGCTGGCCGCGTTATAGTGCCACAACCACACCTCGGTGGCGTCCGCGGTGGGCAGCGGCTCAATCGGCGGCGGGGGCGGCGGCGGGGGTGGCACGTCGATCACGGGATATTGCGGTTCCAACAATTCGATCGCCACGCCCCCCAGCCCGATCGTTTCGGCGTCTGCCGTGACATCCGCCAGCAGCGCATACGAGCGGGCGTTGTAGGCCAAGCGCAGCGCGCGGGGCAGCCACTTCTGCGAGGTCAGCGTAATGCCGCGGACGGTATCACCCGCGCTGAACGATTCGATAAAATAGCCTTGCGGCACGGGATCGATGCGCCAGTTGCCCGCCAGTTGATGCGGCACGTCCGCATACCGATTGTTGGCCTGCGCTCGCAGGTTGCCCGCCCAGACGTTGAGCGTGCTCTGATCGGGCAAGGACACGTCGCCGCCCACCAGCGGCCCGGCCACGCCGTCGGTAATTTCCAGCGTCACGCCCTCAACGCCGTGCGGATCGCCGGGGCTTTTGCTGCCCAGCGGTTTGCGATAGGCCACCGCATACAACACCGTCTGACTGTTGGCATCGATGATGCGGCGCGGAATTTCCAGATCGTCGCGCAGATCAGAATCTTTGGTCACGGTCCAGATGGTGGGCACCTGGGCGCGCACCGTCTCGTCGATCACGGCATCCATTTCGCAATACAGCGCGCCCTGCAGGTCGCACGCTACCCAGCCCAGCATGGTGCGCTGCCAGTAGCCGTTGAGTTGCTCAAACAGGCTGGACTTGTCCAGCGTGACGTATTTCATGATGGCCGTGTTGGGCGGCCCGTACTCTTGAAATTCAACGTCCGCAATGGCCGCGATCGTCGAGCGCCACAGCACAAAATGCAGCGTGGCCGTGTTCATCGTCGTGCGCTTGTAACTCTCCCAATCCAGCGCTGGCGTAGTGCTGCGATTGGTCAGCGCCACCGGGTAGCCTTCCAGCGTTTTCAACACACTGTCCAGCGTGCCCACGGTGAAATCAATCTCGCCTGTCTCCGGGTCTTTGCGCACCGTCTCGGCGACGATCCAACCTTCCATGAGCACGTTCGAGCGGTAGGGGTAATTGCCGCCGATGTTGGGCGCGTAAATGTGCGCGCTGGCGCTGGCCGCCAGATCGTCCACGATCAATTCACCGGGGATAAATTCGCCGCTGGTCACGGCCAGGTGAATGTAGCCGTTGCCAATGGCGACGATCTCCCCCTGCGCCAAACTGGTTGACCCAATGACGGGATTGCCCACCACAAATTGACTGGTGGGATCGGTGATGTCCGTGATCTCATACCACGGCCCGGACTCGTCTGCAAAATACGCCTCTTCAAACAGCAGCACGTGCGCGCCGTCGGGGAAGTCATCTTGATCGGCGGTGGTGTTGACCACGCGCAGATCGCAGGTGTAGCCGCCCTGCCGAGGCCCGCCGCTGATGTTGCCCAAAATCACCGCATCATAAGGCGCATTTGCGCCGGTGCGCTCAAAGACAAACGTCAGCCGGTAGCCCGTGTGCGTCTTGTTGGTGGTATTCTCGGTGACGGTCAGGCTGTGATATTCGCCGTTGGGTATAGCCGCCGTGTAGTTCACGGCCACCGGGCTGGCGGTGGTGCCTTCGCTGGCCGACGATGACCCATCGGGAAACGCCCACGCCCAGGTGTCCAGCGCGTTTGACGGGCTGTAGGCCGCCGAGCGTTCGCCCACGTAGCGCAGCCAGCACGCGCCGCCCACGATGAAGCCAGCCGCCGCCGGGCCAAGGCGGGCCAGCGGGCCGTAATCGTCGTTTTGCTTGGCCACGCTGGAATCATAGGCGACATCGTAATCCATGTACCACGCGCCGCCGCTGTAGCGCGGGAATTTGGGCGCGGGCCGATAGTCCTCAACCACGGTCAGATAGTCGTTGACCGCCAGATTGATTAACTTATCGCCGATCTCGGCAATGGCGATCGTGCCGGTGGCCCCCAGCGTAATGGCCGATCGCACCCGCACCAGTCCCTTGTCGCGTGCGCCCGCGCTGGACCCGATGTAGACCGTTGTGCCCGCCGGCACGGTGCCGGTAGTGGGCGTGCCGCTGCTAAATGACAGGCTGGCGGCGGGATAGGTGGGTACGGCGCTGAGGCGTGCGCTGAAGAGCGTCTGCGGGCGATGCACAGCCACATAGATACGCGACCATTGGATCGGGCATCTGAGGATCGATAACTGCGTTGCGGTCAGGGCGTCACGCATAACAATTCACATTGTGCGGCGTCAGGTCACGGTGATAAAGTCGGCCGTGATCTCCACGTCGTAGGCATTGACATCACGATAAGCAAAGCGCGTCAGGTGCAGATAAGATGTGGCAAAGGTGGTGTACGCGCCCGTGTCCGGGTGCGGCACTTTAAGACTGTGCGCGACGGTATTGCATTTGGCGGCCAGCGTCGCAAAATCGGTGTACGTCATGCCCTCAAATGACAGTTTGACCGTGCGCTTGGCGTTGACCAACGGCCCCCCGCCGTGCTTGCGTGCGATCCATTCGACCGGCTCCCACACCACATCCTGCGGGTCATAGGGCATATCGGTGGCGTCAATCTGAAAGGCCATCAGCGCCCCCTCTGCGGATAGGTGCGGCCCAAATTGCCCAGCACGTCGCCCAGCGCGTCGTTGACAAATTGCGTGATGGCCTGCGCCAGCGGCGACGTGGGCCGCGTGGCCTCGGTGGTGATGGCCGTCATCTGGCTCAAATGCGTGCGGTACAAGGCCTGCTGTTGCTGATAGGCCGTCTGCATGGTTTTGTACTGAGCCTGCAATTTGCCGATGAGCACCTGCTGTTCGCGCAACTTGGCCAGATCAAGATCCTGCAAAGCGCGATCGGTGGCGATCTTTTGCTGATCGGCGGCCAACCGATCGGCTTCGCGCATGGCGTCCAAAGCGGCCTGGGCGGCGGCCTGGGCGGCGGCCTGCTGGTCTTTCAGCGCAGCCTCGGCTTGCGCCTTTTGCTGCGCTTGCGTTTGGTCGGCTTCTGCCAGTTGCTTATCGCGGTCGCGCTCGGCCTGGCTGAGTTGCTGCGCCTGCGATCGCAGGGCTTTGGCCAGCGCCCGCGCATCGCGCCGCTCGATGGCGTCCTCGATGCTGTCGCCGTTGCTCTCTTTGATCTGGCGCAGGCGCTCCTGAAACGCCTCTTCAATGCGCGCGCGATTGTCGGCGCTGGTTTGCTCGATTTGCGCGATGGTGGCCGCATAGGTTTCTGCCGCGGTGCGCAGCGCCGCGGTGCGCGTCAATTCAATCTGCTGCATCTGGCGCGCATTGGCGCGCGCCAAATCCTGCAAGCGCCGCCCCTCCGCAATGGCGATGTTCTCCAGCAGGTGACGCCGCTCGGTGGCCGCATCCGCGCGGAAATCCGTGACCTGCTGCTCAATGGCTTGCAGGCCGCTGGACAGATTCTGACCGGCTTGCCGAAATGAATCGATCCAGTCAGTGGGCTTCGGCGCGCGGCGGGCCAAATCCTGCAAACTGTCGGCGATGCCCGTCACCGTGCGGCTGATGGATGCGCCCAGCGTGCTGAACAACTCGGCTTTGCCCGCGCCCGATTGGATGGCGGCGGCCCAGGCGTTGATGCTGTTGACCCGATCGGCTGCGCTTAACCCGTCGAGCGAGCGTTTGAGTTCGTCGAGTTTGGCGGCCTTGTCTTCCGGTGACAAGCCGTTCAGCGCCGTTTCAACGCGCTGCAAAGCCTGCACCCATTGTTCAGTGGTGGCCCCGCCCAGTCGATTGGTGATGTCCGTGCCGATGGCGCGCGCGCCTTCAGCCGCGCCAAAGATAAACGCCAGCGGACCCACCAACTTGATCGAGGCGATGCGGCCCATGATACCGGCCAGTTCGCCCAGGCTGTTGGACAGCGCGCCCACCCCGCCCACCAGATTGCCGATATTGGTCAAGCTTTGCGAACCAAACAGTTCGCCCAACTGGCGAAAACCCTGCCCGGCGCGCATGAGTTTAATGCCGCCCTCTTCCAGGCGGTCGAAGACCGTCTTGACTTGCGCGGCTGTTTGCTGCGCGGTCTGAGCCGTCTGCTCCAACTGCTGTTGAGCCTCGGTCACGCCCGCCGGGTTGTATTTGGAGTTGAGGACAATATCGAAGGTCTTAGCCATCAGATCACCAGATCGGCGTTGTTCACCAGCATAATCAGTTCGTCGCGCTCGATGATGCCCAGCCGATCGATTTCATAATGTGTCAGGCTTGCGCCCGTGATATGGTTGTAGGCCCGCGCCAGCGCCGCCGCGTGGAAGATGCTCGGCAGTTGCGCCTCGGCCCGATCGACCAGCATCTGCGGCACGGTCAAGCCCTCCGCACGCTGTTTGGTCAGTCGGCGGTAGGCATCGACGGCGCGGGCGCTTTTTTTTCCAGCACGCCCCGCCGCTCGATCAGACGCACCACATACGCGGTCAGGATGCCGCCCAACAGTTCCACATCGATGTCGGGAGCATTGAAGGCCGCCCGCGCCCGATCGGGTGTGGACAGATCGATTCCGCTTTCGCCGGTGCTCAACACGATCGCGCTCACGGCGTCGAAGTAGTAGGCTTCGGCCTGCGCTTCCTCATCGGGCGCGATCGGTTCACCAGCCGCCCGGCGCGGTGCCAGGCTGAAGGGCAGCATCAGGTTGGATAACACAGGCAGTGGCGGCGACGCCCAAAACGTCCACGTGTGATCGGGAAAGCGGCTGTCCAGATCGGGCAGATAAACGGTGTCGCGGGTCTTGAATGGTTGCATGGCAATGCTCAATTTTCAATTTTCAATGAACAATGAAACCACTCCGCACAATGTTTCTTGTAACGTGTGATTGATCATTGTTCATTGATCATTTAGTACGCCCCGTTTTTGGCGTTGACCAGCGTCGCGGCGATGTTGTTGCTGGTGGCGTTCTCTTTCACGTAGGCCGTGAAGTCGGCCACGATCATGCCGTCGTCTTCCTTCGGGTCGAGCAGCGTAAAGTACATCTCGTCAAAGTCCAGCGTCAGCGCCTCATAGGCCGCATCGGTGGTTTTAAACGGCGACGTGAAGACGAAGGCGTAATCGCCCACGGTGTTGCCCGCGCGCGCCGCCTCTTCGGTGTCATCCTCAAGGTACAGTTGCCCGCTGATTTCAACCATGCGGCCGATGTCGATCTTGCCCGCGGGATTCTGCGATCCGACGGCGGCGCGGAAGGTGCGCGACAGGCCGCTGATGCGGATGTTGGCCGATTGGATGCGCCCATACGGCGAACCGCCTTTGGTGACGGCGGCGGTCCAAGACGGCCACGGCAGCAGCGGCGTAATGACGTTGGTCGTCTGCGTGGTGGCGACTGGATACTTGCCTTGCAGATTAAGCGAGGCGACCAGCAGCCCTTCCTCTTGCATGGCGTCAAAGGCCAGCGTCAATTCAGGGATCACCAGGCCGTTGTACACCCATGCCTTACCGCTGCCCGCGCCGGGATCGCCGAACTCTTCCAGCGTCAGACTGCCGGACGTATCCGCGCAGGTGATGGCGTGCGACGTGGACGTGATGCCGTTGACCACGATCGTGCCGCTGCCGCCACCAGCCACAAAGCCGGTGATGACGATCGATGTCACGGTCTTCCAGCGCTTCTGGCTGTACACGTTGAAGTCCACCGCCGCGCCCTTTGCGCCGAAGGTGATCGTTTCGGTCTGGGCCAGCGAGTTGACATCCGTGCCGGTGACATCGATCTTGCCCGTCGCGTCAAAGGTAGCCGCGCCGGTCAGATCGAACACAAATTCCAGATAGGGATATTTGGTGGCGGTCGGGTTGGTGATGCCGCTGTTGATGGTCTGCGGCGACGCGCCCAGCGACAGCGATGCGACGATCTCGGCGTCGTCGGTATCCGTCGGCGAGTCTGCGCCCAAAATGGTGCGCAGCAGCAGGCCGCCATACGATGACACGAACGGAATGTCCAGCGCGCCTTCGCTGTGATGCGCCCCGCTCACAGGCGCGTGTTGATCGCGGGTGCGCTTGCCCACCGCGCCCTGCGTGCGATGCTTGGCCTCGGGCCGCTTCAGCGCGCCCAGCGGCGACGTGGTGATCATCGAATAGGCCGCGCCGCCGGCGTTGTATTCAATGCCGACGCCCGTCGGCGATGCGCCCCAGGTGCTTTCGCGGGCGATGCGAAGGTAGCGTTGAAATGCTGGCTGTGCGGTCATTTAGTCACCTCGTTAGTTCGATAGTTGGTTAGTGAGATAGTTGGATAGTTCGTTAGTGGGCAATGAACTGCCGCACTATCGCACTACCCCACTACTCAACTGTAATTCTTCGCCGGGAACAGATCCCGGTTCACGTCGATACTCACGCGCCACATGCCGTAGCCGTACCAGATCACCGGCTCCACGCGATACGATCCCAGGTTGCCGGTGATGGCCGTGGACAGGTTCGATCGATTTGTGCTGAGCGATGTAATCAGCGCGCGCGCCTGCTCATGGATGATGTGCTCGGTCGGTCGCAGATACACCTGATAAGTTGCCCCGGCCACCACGGCACTGGTCAAGGCCGTGCGCAGCGTTAGGGCCGTGGCCGTATTGCTCAGGATGCGGGCATGATCCATCGTGCCGTCCGCGTAGGTGATCCACGCCTCATGCGTGTTGGCGTAGGCATCCACCACCCACGCCGCCCCGCTATCTTCCACCGTCAATGTCGTGCCGCCAGTGGCCGTGCCACTGACGAAGGGCAGCCCGATACCGGGATCGTCGCTGTCTGGAATGCCAGGCCGGTCGCCGTGGATCATGTAGCCGTAGATCGTCGCGCCCACGGCCTCGCGCTGGCTCATGGTGCCGTGCGGCTGGCTGGCGACGCCGGTCTGAGTGATGATCCACGCATAGAGCAGCCGGGCGCTTTCAAACGTCACGCGGAACAGCGCCTCCAGTTCGTGACTGTTGAGCACCGTGGGCGTGCTGTCGTACACGCGCGCGCCAGGGCAGGCCGTGTTGATGATGCTGTGCAACTTTTCAAGGATCAGATAGTCGTTGGTGATGGTCATTAGTCAACAGACCAATAATCGGGATGCAATACGTATTTCTTTTTTGGATTTGGATAGGTGTAATCTTCAATCTCCATCAATTGACCGGCCTTCACCGCTTTCTTGAGTTGTTTCTTCTCATCGGCAGACAATTGGCCAATCGAGGTCACACTCGACGTTGCCGCCCGCTTTACTACATCGGGTGATGCGTCAAACCAATCAACGGGTTTTGCTACACGCTTAGCCTTTGAATCATCCCCACCGCCACCGCCGCCCGCGTGATCGGCCTGATCGTGCTGTCCGGGCAGGTGTTCATCTGTGCGGCACAGGCTCAAAAAAGGCGTCTACCAGGGCGTAAAAGTCGCTCATGCTGTCTCTCCATTGTCACACCGCACTGCACGCAGTGGGTGCAAGTGTGCCCGAATGCTTTTATCGGGCATCCACAGGCTTGATTCCCGCCTAAAGCACGCGGGAATGACTGCTGTCAAACCACTCGGCACAATGAGAGTTGTGCCGTGTGCGCTATAGGGTTTCCCATTGGCGGATGACGTTATCCACCGCGTCATCAAACACCTGCTGCACGTAGGCCGCGCTCTTCTCGGCGGCCGTCTCAAACATCTTGAACGGCTCTCGCTGGTGCTTCGCTGTGCCCATTGCGATGGCCCGCGCAATCAAAAATGCGATCCGCTTGATGGCCTTCTCGTCCTGCGCCAGCCCCTTGCGCTTCACCCACAACGCGATCGCTTCCAGCGGCGGGTACTTTCCGGCGGCGCGGCCCTGCTCCATTGCGATCACTTTCGGCTCAAAGTCACTCGAACTTACCACGCCGTTCATCTCTACGCCGCGAATCGCGTCCGCGCTGACACCAAACACCTCGGTATAGATACTGCCGCGCAGCGTGCCGTTGTTGACGGGTACGCGGTCAATCACCTGATTCTCAATGTAGCCCAGCGCATCATCCAGCCCGGCCCGCAAATTAGCCGTGACGATCTCCGCGCCGCGTTCGCCAAACGTCTTGACGAAGGCTTCCAACTGCGACACGTCGATCGTGAAGTTGTTAGCCAACCTGCACCCCGTACAACGGCAGCACAGTCGTGCGCCCCGTGGCCGCGCTGAAGCGCACCCGATCGACCTTGAACGTCAACCCTTCAAAATTCGCGGCATCCTCAAATACCAGACCAATGCCGGGCTTCACATACGCGATCGTCAGGTGCGGCTGGTAGGTCGGATACTGATTGCTGTTTGGTAACGCGCTCAGCGCCGCATTCAAGGCCAGCAGACCGTCACCGCTAACGTCGATCTTTACAACGTCATAGTTCGGCTTGCTGAACAGCGCCACACGGCCAAGCGTCACATCAAACGACGCGATGCGCTGCGCTTCAATCAGATCGGCCACGTCCAGCGGGTTAGCCGTGTGCAAGCCATACAACACCGTCACATGCGATTGATAGTCGCGCCCGCTTTCGCTGGGATCGTCCGGGTTGTAATACAGGCTTGAATCTTCAATGCGATAGCGTGACCAGCCTTCGATCTTGTCGCGCAGCGGCGCCGGCGCATCCGCCATTACACAGCCATAATCATGCTTCTGTGACAACCAGCCCTGATCAAAATATCCGCCCAGAATTAGCATGGCGCGCGTCAGATCCATGACTACCGCCTCCGCTTTCCGTGGAACAGAAAGTCACGCGGGCTGTACGTGCCGCGATCCATGTCGCCGATCTTCATCGCGGGCACAGCCGCGGCCCCCTGCCCGTTGTCGCCGCCGCCGATACCGATCAGGCCGGTATAGATCGCTTCCAGTTCTTTGGCGCGGCTGGCGTACACGTCGCTTTGATTGCGCCGATCGATCATGTCCGCGTTCAGGCCGCCGTCCACGTTTTGCCCGTACTTGACGCTGAGCCACCGGCAGACGAAATACGCGCCCAGGTGCGCCACGGCGTCAAAGTGCGCCGCCGGCACATCCACGCCCAGCGGACTCCCGTCGAACGTGTAGCGGCTGGAATAGTTCAGCCGCACCGTGTCAGTCGTGGCGGGCGCGTTGTTGGGCAGGTACAGGTATTGCGTCTCGCCCACGCGATAGATGGTGAAGTCTTCATCTTCCAGCGTCTGCGGCTGTTCGCCCGAGGTGACCACCGGCGCGGGAATGTCCGTGCCCTTGATCGATGACCATTCAGCATCCCATTTTGGGATACTGCCGATGACCTCGATCACGCCGACGCTGGCCGTGCCGTAGGCCGCCCACGCCGCGCCATCGTAGGTGGACACGTTGTTCGTCACATCCGATTGATCAACGCCCACCGACAGGACCGTGACGCCCGCGCTGTAGGTGTAGCCGCTGGGCACGATCACCAGTTGATAGGTGCCCGCTTCCAACGTGGGCGGCGTGGCGAAAACAAATTCGACCTTGCCAGCCTCAAACCCCAGCGGAATGTCCACATCCGCGTCCAGCGCGTTGCTACTGGCCACAATAAGACTTGTGGGTAGTGAAGTAGCGGTCAAGCGGATTTGCGCGCTTACTGTGCCCGCTACAGCCCCGGTGCGCAGCATCGACACGCGGGCCGCCTGCACCGTCATGCGGCGGGGCAGCGTAAACGCCACAGCCACCAGTCGATCGTTGCCCGCGCTGGTCAAATCGATCTGCGCATCGCGGTCGGTGTTGTCCACCCGCACCACTTGCCCGCTCAGCACATAGTAGGCATCGCCGGTACCCGCAAAGTCCAGCGTGCTCAAGCGCGGCATGTCCTGGCTATAGCGCGCCAGGGCAGAATCCAGCGCCTTGACCTTATCGGCGGCTGTGATCTGGCGCGTGTCGATACCGGCCAGAATGGCGTCTTGCTTGGTGACAAACGTGGTCTGTAGTATGCGCGCGGGCATGGTGCCTCTTACACTTCGACGAAGGCGATCACGCTGACGGTCTTGGCGTTGCCGCCGTTGGCGATGGTGTACGTCAATGGGCCGCTGACCGGTTGCGCGTCGTACACCGTCAGGGCGCTGCCGTTGGTGTTCAGGGCCAGCGCCGCGCGCGGGTTGATGCGCGCACTGGCGTTGATGGTGGCCTGGCTCAACAGCGTCAACCCGGTGTTGTCCTTGACCACCAGATCGACGGCCACGGCCGTGCCCAAAATCACGGCGACAGCCAGCAAGCGGCCATTGAGCACCGGCGGCGTGCTGGCCGTGGCCGAGCCATCGGCGGCGGTGGTGATCTCGGTGCGGATGGAGTCAATCATGTGTCCCTCGATCAAAAACGGCGCAGCGCAGAATGGGCACGCGCTGCGCCGTACTTGGGTGCTGGCGGTTATTACACCGCGCGGCGGCCTTTGCGGGGCCGCGGTGGCTGGGCCGGTTCGATCGGGCTGTTCACCGGCGCGCTCGGAGCGTCAGAAACCGCCACAATCGATTCTGCCGTGGAAATCGCGGCACTGTCTGGCGCGGGCGGCGATATTTTCAGCCGTGACACGTCCACGCTGAACTTCTGGCCCTGCCGCACGACGATGGTGACGGACTGGGGCGTGATGCGATGCGCGATCACATCTGCCCGATCAATCAGCAGCGCCTCGCAGGCCGCGTCCAGCAGGTCCATCTATTCACCCACCAGGCACAGCAGGCCCACGCGCAGGCGCGTGTCGGCGGCGGCGTTTTTGGCGTCCAGGCTGATGACGCTGTTCTTGGCGATGTACACGGGGGTTTCCGTGCCGCCAATGTGCGTGCTCTTCCACGTGCCGGGCGTGGCCGCAGTGGCGCACGCAATGCCCGAGATGACGCCCGTGCCGTCGTCGTTGACATCCACGGTCAGACCGGCGTCGTCGGCACTGGCCGAGCACACCACGCCCACCACCGTCAACGGCACCAGCGCCGTGAAGTATTTGTAATTCTCGCCCAGCGTGACGCCGACTTCACCGGCTTCCAGGGAGATTTCGATCATGCGCTCGTTCATGGGATGGCTCCTCGATCGGTGCGGATGTCCGCGCCGCGATGATAGGTTATTGTCCGCAGATCCAGTAAATCGGCGTGGCCTGCGTTGCACGATTGGAACTGAAGCCGGTGGCGGTAATGGTCAAGGTCGATGTCACATCGCGCGCCGGTTCCATCAGGCAGACGGTGGGCGTTGTCGTGAAACCGTGACTGATGGATGAGCCGCTGGTATAGGTGGCAGACGATCCCCACTTGGCAACGCCGCTGAACGTGACGCCAGACAGGCCAAATGTGCCGACAATCGACGCGCCAGACGATGTAACGTCGATTATCTTTGTGCCACCAGCCACGATGCCGATATTGTTGGCCCCGACACGATACAATCCGTTGTCAGGATCGGCCGTAAACCCAAAAGCCGCTTCTGTCAGTGAGCCGTCGCCAACTTGCAGCGTGTCCAGGTTGCTGACGCCCTGGTTGGTCACGGCGATCGGCGGTTCGCCGATCTGGTTTGGCAGCGCGCCGTTGATGGCCGTCAGCACCGACACGATCAGCGCCACGACTGAGATGACAAACGTCAGCCACTTCTTGATGGTTTCCAGATTGATGCTTGGGGGATTCATCTTGTTTGCTCCTGTCATGCCCAAATGCATTTGTCGGGCATCCATGTGCTGGATTCCCGCCAGAAACACGCGGGAATGACTACGATCAAATCACACCGCACAATGCGCCTTGTTCCGCGTTCTGCCCTGCCCCATGATCCGGTGCGGGAGTAACACCGGATCATGTCGGGAGGCTGGAGCGTGACGCGGAAAGGGGCGCGTGACGCTTTAGGCGACGTTGCTCTTGTGCAGGCTGCGCCAATCGGCCACCGGCGCGCACGCATAGGTGCTGCTGAACTCGGCGGCGAACTGGCGGACCTTGAAGCGCATCTCGTCGTTGGTGAACATCGCGCCCTGCGTTTCCTGATCGGCCGTGAACAGTTCCGGCGTGCGCCGACCGCGCAGGTAGATCAGGTGGATGGGCGACATGCCGCCGGGCTTGGCCACGGTGGCCCAGTTGTTGGTGTCCGTCCAGGCGGGCACCTCCACGACTTCAAACCGCTGATAATACGGGTTGATGTCGTTGTTGGCCGAGCCGGGGATGTTCTGGCTGTTGCGGATACGCAGCGCCGCCTGCGCCAGATCGATCGGCACCAACAGGTGCGTGGGGGCATTCTCAGCGCCCAGGCGCTCACCCGCGCCCAACGGCTGATCGGTTTGCTTCTTCATCGCGGTATCGACCGCCGCAAACGCGGTGTAGTCCAGCGCCGTGGTCAGCAGATTGGCGTGACCGCCCGCGCTGGTGGCCGCCGTGGCGTTGAACAGCGCGCCGCTGTCGGCCAGCACCGGCCCGGCCGCCGTGTTGACGGTGAAGACCGCCGCCACGCGGTTGGAGATGGTGTTGTACCAGGCATTGGCCAACTTTGTCGGGATCTCGCGCAGTTGGTTCAACTTGTCCTTCAGGAAGGTTTCCAGCGTCACGCCGATGTAGCCGCCGCGCTTGAAGAATGCGGCGGTTTCCTCTTCGTCGGCCATCGACAGTTCGGTGTAGGCCGCGCCTTCGTTGACCACGGGCAGCGTGGAGATGCCAAACACGCGCACCAGCGTGGCATCGTCGATCGTGTCCACGTCTTCCTCGAACACGATGTCTTGCCACCACTGTTGGCGCACGCTGTAGTTGGCGGCCAGCAGCAGGTTGACGGTGTTTTTGACGATGCTGGCCAGCGTGGTCGTGGTCAGGTTGGCTTCCAGGGCGCGGCGGCCAAACTGGCCGATGCCCATGAAATCATCGTCGGACAGATCGTAATACCACTCGGACAGTTTCTTGGGGCGCGGCAGCGCGGGCTTGCCGTCGGCCACCCACGATTCGATCGCGCGGAGTTGACCGGCGTCTTGCAGCGCCTTATAGATCGGGCGGCCGTGCTTGTCTGTCTTGTTGATGTCGTTGATCACCTGATCGAAGCGGGTGGCCCCGGCCATCAGGCGCAGGAAGGCCAGCGAAAAGCGATCGGCTTCGGTGACGCGGCCCACGCTGATGCTCTGGCGCGCGTGCGCGGTGACGTTGCCGCTGCGATCGAACAGCGAGGCGATAAGGCTGCGCTGCGCCTCGATGGCGCGCTTCACATCCTCGGGGTCGCCGCCCTTGCCAAACTGCGTCCGCACGATCTGGCGGGCCGCTTCCGGCAGGCCGCTGGCGGCCAGCAGACCTTCGATGGCGCGCTGATTCTCGGCGGCGCGGGCCGCTTCGATGATGCGCTGGCTCTCGGCGCGGGCTTCGGCCAGCACTTTGCGCGCTTCCGCCACCGGATCGGCGGCGGTATTGGCAGCCTCCAGGCTGCGCTGCACGATGCCGGCAATGGTGGCCACGGCCGTCTTGGCCTCTTGCACCTGCTCGGCGGCGGGAGCTTCACCCTCGGGCTTCTCGGCACCGGCTGCGACCTTTTCCAATTCAGCCTTCAGGGCGGCTTTGGTCGCGTCCGGCAACATCGAGGCGTCGATGGCAGCCATCAACTGTTCCACTTGCTTCAATACCTCGTCCATGTTACCGCTCCTTGTTTCGGTTTGAATGGATTCCAGCGCGCGGACGAATTTACCGCCCGCGGCCGGTTCGCCTACTGCATCCACAGAATTGACTTTGGTGATGGCCTCGATGACCTGGCACGGTTCGCCGTTGATGGCGCGCACGGTGCCGCGCTGCAGCACGTCGATGCTTAAGCCGATCGAATTTAACACGCCCCCCTCGGCGGCGCGGCTGAGTTTGGCCGCGAAGGCGTCATCGACCACCGTCAGGGTTCCGCAGATCGATCGGGTGGCTTCGTCGAAGTGCGCCTCGCGGATCGATCCCAGCCATTCACGCGCCACCGATCGCAATCCGCCGCGCTCGGCATATTCCCGATCGGTCAGGTGGTCGTCATAGACCCGCGCGCCGTTGAAGAGTGAGGCGGCTTCGCGCAAAGCGGTAACGGTGTAGCAGCGGCCGTTCTTGCTGCGCACCGCTTCCTGTCCGTTGAACGTGACCAGATCGGCGGGCGTGGCCGGACCAATAACGACGATTTCCCAGGTGCGCGCTGCGCCGTCGCCACTTAGCACAACCGACATTGTGGCGCGTTCGTCGGCCAGCGGCGGGGTAATATCGGTTGTTGGAGTGTCGGTCAGGGTTGGCTGGTCCATAATTGGGCAACAAAAAAGGCCGAAGAGCATAACGCTCTCCGGCCAGGCTGACGCCAGAATTTCCGGGTGTGCTTACATTTTTAGTGTATCACAGACTGTCAAGGGCTAACGGTATTTGCGTTAGTTGCGGGTGGGTTAGTAACCTGTCAAAAAATGCCAGCCGTACCCACCCGTCAACTGCACGCAAGGGTTAGCCCGCTTTCTCGGTGGGCTGTTTTGTTTGCTCAAAAGACCAAGTAAGAAATTCCATAACCGTTGTGTGGCTAGGTGTCTTACCAGTTTGTTCGATGAAATCAGCAAGCAACTCATCAAGGTTTTTATGCAATTCGACATGACGAGCCTTGTGTTCTTCTTGCGACATTTTCTCTGCCATTTGATTCTCCTTTTGAAAGTAGCGGGCTAACGGCCTGCGTCAGCCGACGCGAACCAATTGATTTTTACCTGCATTTTTCCGCGCGGTTCGCGTTCGGCTGCACGCTGTGTTAGGCGTCTCAAAGAGTGACGCCTGCCGTGGAAGTTGATAGTTTGTCCAGATCGCCTCGACTGTTCTGTATGAGTGACCCTCCAGCGTGGCTAGTTCTTCGAACGGGAGCCAGTCAGCGCCCAAGTTTTCACAGGCTATTACCTGACCGATGCGTGACTGTGACCACGCTGCAAGATGCTGATAATCAATACCTCTTGATGTGTGCGCGTACTGTTTGCGGCCGGCCACTTGATAAGGCGGATCGATGAACCATGTAGCCTGCTGGTTTTCGATGCTGGTGTACTCTCCGCAAACGATGCGCCAATGGCGAATCTTGTAGAGTTGCTTGGCCACTTTTGCGTATGGGCTTTCGCGTCCTTCTTCGCAGAAGTGAGCGGCGGCAAATGGAGAAACCTTTAATGCTGGCTTTCCACGCGCCACGCCACACATGAACCCGACAAACATTGTTTCTTGTTCGCTTAGTCCCAGCGTGCGAATGTCCGTGCCTGCCGTTAGTTTTGGCAGACCTGTGATGTCCTTTTCGCTGGCAGATTGCAGATAGTGCCACACGTCCACGACCACAGAATATTTATCGACAAGCAACACGTCACGGTCAAACCATTTCAGCGCATAGCGGGCAGAACCCGCGAATGGCTCAATAATGCGCCCATGATGCGGAGATGGATACAGGTCTACCAGTTTTGATTTTGAGCCGTAATAAGAGAACATTTGAGACGCCTAACGGGCCGCGTCAGCCGACGCCAACCAAGTTATTTTTGTCTTCCAGATCGGCGACGGTTGGCGTTCGGCTGCACGCAGTGTTAGAAGGCGCACATCGCGGACAACAGAAACACGGCTCTCCACGAACCTGAATCCACGACCAGCCAGCAGGTAGATCAATACCCGATTGCTCCGCATGTTCTTCTTTGCAACGCACGCACCAAATAGTCATTGGATTNNTTAATTCTCCTGTCCAAAATGCGCGCACAAGTCCGCCTTCAAGTTCGACTTCATACATGCTTTGATTGCCTACTTTGTAATCAGTTTCAGCAACGATTACGCCAGTCCTTCCGTGATGCTTTCCGGCTTCATACACGCGGCCAGTAGCATCTCGCCATTCTGGATCGTGAATCTTCACCTTGTCGCCTGTTTTCATGGTAGCCTTCTAACTCGTTATTATCCAGCGCACGCTTTGCTAAACACATTAGCAAAGCGATCGAGCGGGCTGATCACGGCCAGCCCGTTGCCATTGACGACGTGCGTGTAAATCATCGTCGTTTTAACATCCTTGTGGCCCAACACCTCTTGAATGGTGCGGATGTCCGCCCCGCTCTGCAAGAGATGCGTCGCAAAGCAATGCCGCAACGTGTGCGGCCCCACCGGCTTATGTATCCCGGCCTTGCGCGCCGCCTCTTTCACCGCCCGCTGCACGCTCGATTCAAACACGTGATGCCGCCGCCTTACTCCGCTGCGCGGATCGGTGCTGATGTGATAGGCCGGAAAGACATACTGCCACGCAAATTCATACTCCGCGCCGGGATATTTGCGGTCAAGCGCGCCGGGCATCTCCACGCTGCCCAAGCCGTTGGCCAGATCATCGACGTGCTGCGCTTCAACTTTTGCCAAGTGCAGCCGCAACGAATCGATCAAACGCGCCGGCAGCGGCGCGATGCGATCGCGGTTGGATTTGGTGTCCCTGATCGTCACGGTGTGCAGCCCCAAGTCCAGGTCTTTCACGCGCAGCCTCAAAACCTCGTTGAGGCGCATACCGGCCCCGTACAACAACTCGCCCATCAAGCGATACACGCCCTGCAAATGGATCATCAGCCGCGCCGTCTCATCCACGGTCAATACTGTTGGCAAATGCTGCTCAACTCTGGCGCGCACCGCGTCGATGCCCTTTAATTCACGCCCCAGCATCTCACGGTACATGAACACGATCGCCGCCAGTGCTTGATTTTGTGTTGCGGAACTGACATGCTCATCAACCGCCAAATGCGTCAAAAACGCCGTGACTTCAGCCTCGCCCAGGTCGCGCGGATGCCGTTTTTGGTTCCACAGGATATAGCGCCTGATCCAGCCCAGGTAACTAATCTCGGTCTTGTAGGCATAGTGCCTGGCGCGCAACCGATTGCGGCAGTCATCTATAAACATCAAGCACCTCCATCACACCGCACAATGTGGCTTGTGATGCGTGACTCACCGCCGATAGTACGGCCGCACGATGCCGATCAGCCAGGCGATTACCGCATAGATGGCGAACGTGGCCCCCACCCCGGCGATGTCGCGGCCCAACTGCAGCAGCGCGCCGGTCCCCAGCAGACCGCAGCCCAGTTGAATCAAAAATGGCGTATTGGCGTTGTGCCGCACGATCAGGTTGATGCCCACCAGATGGACGGCCGCCGCCAGAAAGTTGGCAGCCAGCACCAGCAGCGTGCCCAGCATGGACGGCGGCCACTGGATGATGTCGCTGCCGTGAATAACCATTAGCGCCTGCATCTGCACCACCACGGCGGCGATCCAGTACAAGGTCAAGCCCAGCAGCAGCACCACAATCAGCGTGTTGACCGTGTTCACCGCCGAGGCGTCCAGATAGTCTCCTTTGGCAGTCTTTACCGCCCACGCATCCACCACCCGCACCCGCTGCACATCGTTTGATTCGCTCATTGAATCATGTCCTTTCCGACTATTGCCCCCGCCCTCCACGCCATGTCAATCGCTCCACCGATGGCAATTTGCAACTGGCAGATGATCAGCCAATCATCATCGCATACCGACTGGCGCAAGCGATCGATCAATTCCCGCTGCCGTTCGGTGTATTTCAGCGTTGCCAGTTCAAGCACAGGCTCAAACGGATGTAACGCATCTTCAACTTCCGGCACTAAGGCTTGCATGGCTTGCAGCGCCATGCTCGTAGAACATTTCGTTTCCATGATCTCCCCAGATCCTTTCTGTTAAACGACACAAGCCCGCGTCGGCGGTCGCCTACCGGATCTGGGGAGATCAAGAGCAGGTTATCACCGGCGCGGGCCTGTATCCGCAATCGATGTATTCAATTGTAAATTGAGCAGGCAACAAAAAACCCGCTCGCATCGATCTCCCCAGATCAATTAAATTCTACACCCGATTCAGCCTTTGTCAATACGCAATTTTGCAGTCGCGCGCCGGGCCGCATCATTTGCTCCCGCTGCCCGTGGGGGCAGGCGGCTTTGCGGGCGCGGGAGCGGGCTGCCAGATGACGGTATCGCCCAGGCGCTTCACAATCAGTTTCTGGCCGGGCTGCATTGCCTCGATTACGCGGATCAAATTTTGAGCCGTCGTCACGCTGATGCGCTTGCCTTTGTCTACCACGTGCCTGCCCCCTTGCGCTGCTCGATCTCCGCGGCCACCCGCGCCGTGGTCTGCGGCACAATGTCGCCGTACTGCGCCCGCCACGTCACCGAGCGGCAGCGGCAGTTGATGGTGTTGCCGGGGCTGCCCGCCGGATCGCGCGGATACATCAGCGGCTCTTTAGGCTGCCCAACTTGCGCGGCCACCTTAAACGGCTCAGCCACGCGCACCGTCTGACCGTGCGCGGCCAGATGGCCCGTGCGCGTGCGATGATCGCCGGTGGCCACCCACATCTTGAGCAGGTCCGGCACCATCTGCGCCACTTGATCTTGCCGCGCCTGCGTGGCGATGCTGTACACGCGGCCCGTTTCCGTCCGATAGATTTTCTCGGCCCGCGCCGAGATGCCCGTCAGGCCGCTCAACCGATCGGTGTCACCGACGATCGCGCTGACGCGCAACATCACATCGAAGGGGCTTTGCTGGCCCAGCAGACCCTGCGTGATGGCGGTGTTGATGCTGGTCCGCGCCTCATCGCTGATCGATTTGATCAAATCCGCGCTGTAGCCGTGCAGCACAGCCACCACGTTGCGGCTGAGCCGCGCAATGGGCAGGCGCAGTCCGCTGACGGCCAGCGGATCATCCACGGACTGCACGCCCAGTTCATACGCTTTGACCACCGCGCCGCTGGCCCGCGCCGTCGCCTCACGCTGGAAGATGGCGATCAGATCGTTGACCTGTGCTTGCAGGTTGCGGGCATTCTCCAAACGCCAGCCCTCTTCGGTCAGGATGCGCGCCCGGATTTGCGCCAGCGTGTCATTCAGCAGCGCCAACGTCTGCCGCAGCGCCGTGTCTTCCAGATCATTCACCTGGTTAGTCAGCGCGCGGATCGTCTTGATGTAATCAGCCTTCGTTCCGGCCATCGGGTAAGTTCCAGTCCCACGTAAATGATCCGTCTTCGTTCCGGGTGATGGTGGGCGTCACCTCAAAAGGCCGCGCACCTTCGTCGCACTCTGGCAGATCGGGATGTTCGACGTAAAACTCGAATATATCAGGCGCATAGTCGTGGCGCACGATGTTGTATATTTCGGTGCCTTCCGGCATGTGCAGTTCACGCGCGATCAAAGTGCCACTTACCCTTAGACTTACCATGTGGCGTCCCATTGTTCTCCCTCACTCGTGACAAGTTACATTGTGCCGCGTTACGCTTGCTTGACTTCCGGCCGCACCAATTGATCCAGCAGGTCATCAATGCTGTGCTGCACATCTTGCTGTGTTGCATCGGCCAGCGCCGCATCCAACCCCGGCGCGGTTTCACCGGCCTCATTCTGCGCCAGTTCATTTAGAACTCGATCCACATCCAGCGTCACATTCAACAGTTCCGCGCCGCGCGCCAGCAGCAGCAGCGCGTCACGCTTGGTCAGCAGTTTGGACGTGTAGGCGGTGATGACGGCGTTGACGATGCCGCCCAGCGCGGCCACCGCGCCGGTGGTATCCTTCATGGCAATCTCGGGCATGACCACTTCAAACGCCTCACGCGCCAACTGCGTGCGCGGTGTGCCGTCTTGCTCATAGACCGGCTGGCCGTTGCTGTCCAGCACCGCCACCCGCGCCGGCAGCGTGCCCGCCGCCACCGCGCAATCGACGACGTACTGCAGCACGCGGGTCAAGTGCCGCTTCACCACACCCTGCCGCGCTTTGAAGCCTTTATAAGTGGGTCCGCCCTGCGCCGTGGCCGTAGCCAGGTTGGCATCGCCGCCGCTGCCCAGCATGTAAACCGGATAGCGCGAGCCGCTGGCAATCAGCGTCAGCACCGTGTCGGCCAGGCTGCCCCAATCGGCTCCCTTCAAGTCCGGGTTGCTGGCATTGACAGTCACCTTTTCATTGTGACCGAAGACGCGCCCGCTTTTGTTCTGCGCGTCGATGAAATTGCGCACGGTTGTGGCGATGACCGCTTCATCTGCGCCGTTCACCAGCAGATCCCACACAATGTCTTTCAACATGGCCGCGTGTTCGAGGATGTCGAAAAACATCTGATCGTAGCGGTCCAGCCAGTCGATCAGCGCCAGCCCGTCCGGCCGCCCGCGCAGGCCGATGGTGGTCTTGTTGACCTGCGTCAGAAAGCACTGGCCGTCATACGTTTCACCCGCCACGGGGGTCATGACCTCTTCGACGATACGGCCATCTTCGGTTTTCTGCCGCCACGCTTTGCCATTGCAGACCTCCATCACACGGATGTTGGTATAGCCGGTGCTGCTGTCGCTGTCCGGTTGATTGGACTCGATAACGCGATAACGCCCGTCGCCAAAGCCCACCAGTTCGCCCGCCTCAAACGCTCGGCCGGTGGCCAGTTCCAGCGTTTGCACACCCGACAGTTGGCGGCCGTCCGAGCGGACGACCTTTAGAATGCGCCCGCGCTGCGTCTGGTCATCGCCGCCGATCGATTTGAGTTTAATGGCGATGATGTCTTCGCGGTTGTCTGGATCGGTGATCACGGCGTCGATCTCAGCCGGATCGATCGCGCCCAGCCGCACGCGGCCGTCACCCTCGCGCACAAACGCTTCCTGAATCCATTCGCCGTACAGTTTGAAATCGCGCACGCGCTGCTGGCCTTTGCCTGCCCAGTCGTTGACATCATCCTTCAAATGCGCGTCCAGCACGGCCTTAACGGCTGGCACGTCGCACTTCAGGGTGGGGCCGTCTTCGCCCCACACGTAGTCTGTACTGATGTTGGCAATGGCCCAGGCCAGCGGATTGCTGGCATACTGCCGGTAACTGCGCTCGATGGCCGCCTCTTGCGAGGTTGAGGTTTCATCGCGCACGGTAAAGCGCGCGGTGCGATAGCCGCGCCCCATGACGCCACCCCCAAACCCGATCGGCGGTTCGTCATTAGCGCCATCTTCAAAGCCGCTGGCATACGCCTCGCGGGCGCGCTGATCGCCGCGGCTGCGCGGCTCAAAGCCCAGGCGTTCCAGCAGACGGACTGCGATTGGTTTACGTTTGGTTTGCATGTCCATGAGTCCTTTCACTCAGCACAATGTCCATTGTGTCTGGTTATTGTTGCCAACTCGATCGCGGTTTGCTGGCGTGCGGCGTGTCGCGCTGCACAGCCACCGAGGCGGCCGGCGCGGCCCGTTCCGCCAGATACTTCATTGCGCCGCTGATGGCGTCGATCTGATCGTCGTGTTCGCCGTTTGGAAAGGCGTCCATTTCATCCAGCAGCGCCTGCGTCCATTCGCCGCGCACGGCGTAGATCAGGCCGTCTTCCAGCCGCGTGCCCCACACGGCGGCGCGCATTTCTTTGGTGCCTTCCGGTTTGTCCGGTTCGATGACGCGGTTGGCCAGCCGCGCATCGTCATGCACGTCCTGGTAATAGCCCAACTGCGTGCCGTTGGCTTCGATCAAGGTGACGGTGTTGAGGCCGTCCAGCAAAGCATATTCCACGATGACGGGCTTGGTCTGCGGCCAGCGCCCGCGCACGCGCTTGAGGTTGAGGATGTAGCGCCGCCCGGCGGCATCGATGCCCACCAGCGCGCCCGCCGCATAGTCTGCGCCTTGCTTTTCGCTGAAGGCCAGATCCCAGCGGCGCACGACGGCGCGCAAAGGCGGCACTTGATCGGCGTTGATGAGTTTGAGCAGCGCGGGATTGACGATCTTTTCACCTTCGATGCGGGGCGACTGCTGGTAGAGCGCCGCCCACGCGCGGGCACCGATGGCCGATCGGATTTGCTGTAACACGTCCAGCGGATATTTGCCCGGCCACAACGCTTCACCTTCGGCGCGCTGTTCATAGTGCGAAGCGGGCGTCGCTTCCGCAATCGCGGGCAGGCGGATGACGGTCCATTGATCGGCCTCGTGATCGTCGCGCATGGCCTTGATTAGCCGCCCGGCCAAATCGTCCTCATGCCAGCGCGTCATGGTCAACAGGATGCAGGCGTTGTCCTCGGCGCGAGTGCGAAAGGTGGAGGTGTACCATTCCCAGATGCTTTCGCGGATGGTGCGGCTGTCGGCGTCGGCGCGATTTTTGATCGGGTCGTCGATGATGCCAAAGTCGAAGCCCATGCCGGTGATGCCGCCGCCCACGCCCGCGCTGCGATAGTAGCCGCGCCGGTTGACAATCTCGAAGATGTCGCTATTGCGCAGATATGAGCCGTTGGCTACGGCCCGCACGTTGCTGGACCACAATTGCGTGGCCGGAAATAGCGCGGCATAGGCGCGATCTTCGATGATGCGCTGCACGTCTCGATTGAGCAGGCTGGACAAATCGGCGCTGTAGGAACAGGCGATAATGCGCGCGTCTGGATTGCGCCCCAGCAGATAGGCGGGCAAGCGGCGGCTGACCAGTTCGCTTTTGCCGTGCCGCGGGGGCATCTCCACGATCAAGCGCGGAATGCGACCCGCCACAAATTGATCCAGCACCGCGCACAGCGTGCGATGGTGCCAGTTCACTTTGTAGTCCGGCTTGGTGGCCGTGGTGAAGTCGATGAGGCTAGTCCGCGCCCGGCGACGCTTCAGCAGTTCCAGTGCTGCCGCTTGCGTTACCGGGGCGTGGCTGGCCGGTGATGATGGCAATGAGATCATCGTCTGGCAACTCGTTGATGGTGACGGTTTGTTCGATGCCGCCGGGCTGGTTTAACTGCGCCTTGCTGGCCGTGTCCGGGTCGGCCAGGCTGATCAATTTCGAGGCGGCGATAATCCGATCGCTGCCGCGTTGCTTATCGTCGGCCATGATGGTTTTGTACGTGTCCGGCGCTTCGGCCGCGTACTCGGCGATCTTGCGCAAGCGTTTGGTGCGGTAATGCGCTTCGATGGCCGCCGTTTCAATGTCGCGCCATTCCAATGCCCGCTGATAGCACGCTTCAAAGGCCGCCTTGATAGCAGGATCATGCTGCCATTTGCCGTACCAGATGGCTTCGGCGCAGGTGTCAATCCGTCCAAACACGTCTTTGACCGGTTCGCGGTTTGCCATTGCAAACGCCAGCCTGAGCACCGTCGATCGTTTTTTGGCCGAGTGCGGATCGGGCAGCGCGTTCAACAACACGCGCAGTTCTGGCGTCAACCAATCGCGGGCCGTTGGTTCAATATCAATCGACTCAACGGGTATTTGTTCAACCGCTTGATCAGTTGGTTGACGCTTTGATTGTCTGGGTTTTGGCTTAGCACGGTTAGACATGAGTTTGATCTAACTTCGATCACAATTTCTTTCAGGCCGCTGTTTAATTAGCAATAGCAACTTGTCTATGCGATACGCTCAACCCGCGATAAAACCCGCTGCAAACACGGGGGGCGCGGGGGGTTACTGCGCACTGCGCTACTGCGCACAATAACCCTTGTCATCAGTCACCGCACCGTGATTCGATTCAGCGCCGCATCGATGTTCTTCACGATCGCGCGCCAGATCCGGCGATAGCGTTCGTGCTTCAGCATCTTCTCGCACCACTGCACGTCTCTCAATGTCGGCATACATCGCCTCGATTCCGTTGGCGATCGAATGGATGATCGCCAGTTGCCAGCCTTCCATGACGCTAGTCCTGATGGTTGCCGGCCATGATGAAGGCGGGCAAGTACAGGGTTGGATCGGTGGCGAAGCGGTTTACCATCGCGTCGGTGGGCGGCCACGGCAGATCGATCATGGCTGCGTAATTGGCCGCCTGGGGTGAGGCGATGAACACGATCGCGTCGTGCTGCGCTTGCAAATCATTGCCGATGCGGTCCTTCAGCGCTTGCAACAACAGCGCGGCAATCATGCGCCGGCAAGCGGACTCGTGCAGATCGTCCAACCCCAACACGGAATAATTGCTCATGGTTTCCGCCATACGGTGATCAACTTGCGCGTTGTCGGATTAACCACCTGCACTTCAATCAACTGGCCCGTCCGGGCCAGCGCGTGCAGCCGCGTCAGGGCCGCGCGCGGCGTAACTTTCCACCGATCCGCCATTTGATCGGTATCCACATCGTCCGGCTGGCGTTGCTCGCGCGGAAACAACGCGGCCAACTCATCGGCCAACGGCACCGGGCCGTCAATTGATAGATCGTTGACGGTTGGGCGCGGCATATTGAATCAACTCCGCTCGATTGGCGGCCACGTGCCAGATCAGGCCGCCGATCGATGGCGCAAAAAACGGACCGATGCGATACCCAAAGTTGGTGGGCATCTGCCAGCAGGGCGTAATGCCCACGGTGATATTGCGAAAGGTGATCGGTTCGCACACGCGGTGGGCGTGATGGGCAAACATCGCGTCCGGCCGGGGCATGTTTTGCCGGGCGCAGGCCAGATCGGCATTGCGCGCAAACGCAATCAGGCTGTTTTCCAGCGTCCATTCGCGGCTGCCAATCGATAGCCCGTGATGACTCCACCACAACCGCCGGCCGCCAATGCTCAGGTTGAAACTGTAATCGCATTGCACACCCAAGCGGTAGTACACCGCCCGATCGTCGTCGCCGGTATCCCCGACGTGCGCCGCCGTGCCTGTCACGCCCAAGCACGCATCGGCCATACTCACAAACGGCCCCAACAGCGAAGCGGCCATCTCCACCTGATCGGAATGCACGCCGCTGGTCTGAGTGGTGGCGTGATGCTGCACCCCATCGACCAGATCGCCGCCCAACCCAACAAACACCCGGTGCCCTTTGGCCAGTTCCTTGACGCGCTTTTCGTAGTCCTTGAAACTGGCGTACAGCCACTTTTGATTCTCGCTGGCGCTGTACGGGCGCTTTTCCTTGCTGCCAATTTCATAGCCCGGCACGCACAAGCCGGTATCGCTCATCACGTGCGTGTCTCCGACAAAGACGCCCAACCACGGACGTTCATCGGATTTCTTTTTTGCCTGTGCCATGTCCCTGCCCTGCCCGATCAGTTCGGGCGTTTGGGTGTCCACTCCGCGTCAAAGTCAAGCATAATGACCCCGCAGACGGCAATGGCGGGGGTGTTGCCATACCGCCCGCACAGCGTGGTCTGCACGCCATCCCACGGATCACAAATGGCATAGTCACCGTCTTGCGTGCCCGTCACCAGCACAAAGTGCTGCTGCAAGCCCGGCTCGTGTGCTTTGGCGTCAACGTAAATGATTACCGGCCAGTCGGCGGCCAGCCGCCGATCAATTTCGCCCAACTGTGCGGGCGAGGCCGGGCGCGTGGGGCAATCGATGCGGCCGGTGTATTTGAGATACGGCCAGATGGTGCCCAGCGCGGGCCACCGCACAAAATTGTGATTGATGAAGCCCACGTTGGCTTTGAGCGTGGCATTGATGACCAGCGGATCATAGACGGGCTGTTCGTCGGTCAACTGCAAACTGGCGTTGAGCAGCATGGCCAGGCAGGTGATGGCGCAGCCGTAGTTGCCGATCGTTTCGCGGCTGTGTCCCAAATACTGCGCCCGCCACGCCGGGTCGCGCTGGCTGATCGGGTTGATGTACATGCCTCACTCCATGGTGACGCTGTAACTGGTGTCCGGCCCGACACTCAGCACAACGTCGTTTGTGTTCAGTGCCGGATCGACCACTTTGGTCAACGTGATCGGCTCGGCAAAGCGAATTGCCACGCGCAGATCCGGCTCGGGCGTTTGATCTGGCGTGGGGTGCGCCGCCACGTAATCGGTCAGGTGCGGCAGGCCGTTGACGATGTTTTCATCGCCGCCCAACTGGTACACGCACGCGCCGATGATGTGGCCGTTGGCCATGAGGCGCGCGTCATACCACGCCAGATCGGCCAGCCACCGATCGCGGTTAGTGAAGCCCCCCACCCCGTTGCCGCATTCGTTGATGACGATGGCGGGCACGGCGTTGCGCGTCCGCAAAAACGCGATCACGCGCTCGTAGCGGGTGGCCAGATACGGCGCGCTGGCTTGCAGCGTGCCAAAGTGCAGGCCGTACTCGTGCAGCGTCAACAGATGGCCGCCCGCCTTGAAGGCCAGCAGGGCGGGCAGCAACCGCTTCCAGCGATCCTCGGCGCTGCCCGGTTGAATCAGGCCGTTGGCGGCTTGCGCCGTCATGGCGGCCGAGCGATTCAGCGCCAGGCGTTGCACCACGCGCGGGGCGCGATGACCCAGCAGCGCATAGGCCACTTGCAACAGCGCGCTGTCATCGCGCGGATTGCCCGCGCTGAAGTTGGGGCCAGCCAGTTTGAAGCCGTTGGCCTGCGCGATGATGACGCACTCGATCAAAAAGGCATTGAGCCAGTCCATGTCGCTGGCGGGGCCGCCGTCTTGCTCGTTGATGGGCGCGTAGTAGTGGGCGCGATTGCGCCGCCAGATTGGCATGATGCGCGCCAGCCAGCCGCGCGCGCTCTGTACCGGATCGCCGCGGTACATATCGGCGGGCGCGTCGCCCACGGGCTTGCCCAGGGCATCGGCTTGCGTGCGGTAAACGACCAGCGTGCGCGGACTGTAGCGGGCTACGTCCGGCCACACATCCTGACCGACGGCTTGAATGACGCTGTAGGGCGAGCCAGCCGCGGCGGCGCGCTCTAGCGCCGGTCCAAAGCCGTTGCGCTTGCCCGCGCTGACGTGCAAGCCAAGTTTGCTCATTTGTGGCCTCGCAGTTCCTGCATTACTGCGGCGTGGTGGTCGTCAATCCGATCGGTCATGCCGCTGACCAGTTGGGCCAGTGATGACATGGTGACGTTGACGGCCTGCATGGCGGTGGAAAAATCGGCGATGACCTTCATATATTCGTCGTGGCGGAGTTTTGATTCGAGGGTGTCTGCATCGAGGCGCTGTTTTTCTTCTTCATCCAACCTGTCCTGGCGCTTGGTCACATACGGCCAAACCTTGCTCACGGCAAACCACGCGCCCAGAATGACCAACACGATTGCCAGTCCATTGTTGGCCGTTGCCTGTAGTAACTGCTCCATGCCTGTATCCCCTGTCCTGAAAAAATCAAAAAGGCGTCGATCTGCCCGCGGCAGGATCGACGCCTTTCAGTTGTGCGTACAACTCAGTTATGCGATTTTTTGATGCTCTTCGACGGTGACGCTCAAGGCTCCCGCGCCGAAGGCAAACCGGATGGCCCCACTGCCCCGATTGACCAGCTCGGCATTATGAATCAGCCACCGGATGATGTCCACAATCCGGCCGCGAAGGTTTATCTCGCGTTCTCCATCAACAATCTTGAGCACGTTTCTAATATATCACAATTACCAATTAAAAGTCAACCATGCGGACAAAGGTCGATTAATTTTGCCTTGTTTTGCAGACTTTTGTCCGCATGGCGTAATCCGTCTAAATCACCTCACACGGCACAATATAGATTGTGCCGTGTGGAGTGCTAACGGCACGGGCATAAGCCGCCCGCGTTACTCGGATTCATCCCGCGCTGTTGGCAGCGTAGCGGGTCGGTCTTCATGCCCTTGTTTGGCGGCTACGATCCGAATGCTGCGAAGATCAATAAACATCCAAAGCTTAATGCAATCGTAGCGACAATTACGAACCAGACATTTTCAGGGTATCCATTTTCATCCATGATAAGCCGCCTAACGGATTGGCGTCAGCCGCGTTGCCACTCACGCGACCGACAATGGTTTAGAGATCACCCCGTAAAGTGGCTACGGGCAACGTCGGACTGCACGCCGTGTTGGGCGGCTACCACTCTGTGCTACAGAGCATCCCGCGACCGTTCCACTCTATCCATTCCGAAACGGTTTTTGTCTGGCGAATATCTCCATTAAAAACCTCTGAGACATCGCATTCAATTGTCATACTCGTTGACGGATCGACTTCGGAGAATTGATCCGGGCTGGATGCTTCTTCACCAATGTATTCAGCCTGGATTGCGCTCGCATCTTCTGGTGATTCAGCGACAATCCACTCTGTTTCGTCGTGGTAGCATGTTAGCATTCTTGCCTCCAAGAAAGCCGCCCAACGGTATGGTTTAGCGGCTTGGCGTTATTTGCAAAACGGGCAGGCCGGGTATTGTGGATGGTCTGCAATTGGATAATCGCACCGGGGACAAATAGCCAAGTCCGCTGCAACCGGTGTTGGGCGGAGTGCTTCCTGCAATGCATCCATGACAGAAACGAACCATGCCACCGGAACACCACTGGCCCAACGCTCTTGATGCTGTAAGATGTCCTGATATACAGGACTCTCTAAAACCTCTTCAGGAGATGCCATAAAAACTCCGCCCAACGGCCTGCGTTTCAGCCGCTTTCGATCATCGGGCAGCGCGACTATTGAAAGCGACGAAAGAAAGTCGGCTGCAAACGCTTGTTAGGCGGCTCTATCCGTCGTATAAAGCGCCATGTCCTATTGCAAACACGGTGTCTATCGCGGACGAGACGTACCTAATTGTGGCTTGATTTTGGTTAAGCAGGTTGCACGATTCCTTAATGCCCTGCAGGCGGCATTGATTCTCAAACCACTTAGCATGATCTTTTGACGATTCCCGCAAGAGGATGTCAACCAGAATCTTGATTTTGCGATTGCACTTTTCTGCCATGTGTGAGCCGCCTAACGGT